AAATTAATTTAAGTTATAGTAACTTAGTTTGTGTTGGTTGTAGATAATTATTTAATTTAAATTCAAATTTTATAGTTTCAATTAAACTAAAATTTCGTTCAATTCCTGCCTGATTTTTTACATAATATGAATGTATATCTTCGTATGACATTTTTTGTATGATATCCAAATTTTTCTTATATTGATTAATAATAGCAGGAACACTATCTTGTGGAGTTATATCAAATAAATCTTCCGCTAACCAAAATCCTAAACTTTTAAGATATTGTGTCAAATATTTGTTACCCAAAATTAAAGGTATATTTTTTGATATAAATGGATTCCATGATTTCTCACTCAAATGTATAATATCTTCTGCTACTACCATTGTTTCCAAAATACAACTGATATATGATGTCATAGTAATGGGTAAGGGTGGAATCTCAACATTTACCGAGCCATGCATACTTCTTTCAATCGGAGTATCCAATATTACTGGTAATTTATTTTTTTTGAATTCTAATAATTTACTACTAATATCCGTATCATTGTAATCACATGCAAATCCACTATAACCTAACCACGAATCAGAATCTAATCCAATATTGTAAACATATTTAAAAACCTCTAATCGTTCTTTTTTATCCACTCCAATAATCATATTCATTTTTTTCTGACGAATATTTAAATCAAATACCTTGATGATATATTTTAAATGTGGAAAATATTCTTGTAGACCTGCTCGGTATCTATAATAATTACAATTGCGGTCATAGTGATGTAATTCCGTAGTATCTCTTACTACAAATTTATTTGAAAAAAAAGTATATCGTTCCGCATCAGCATATTCTACAAAATTATCATCATCAAATAAAACAAACTTACAATCATTATATTTTTTTGATAATTCAATTAATTGTGTTTCTATCGCGATTTGACCATTATAAGAATTAATATATCTACAATCAAAAATAACTACATCTCCAAATTGTGGATTTATTTTATCTAATTTTTCAATTAATTTATCAATATAAGGAGGTTCTCCAATTAGTTTTCTTTCAATTTCATCGGTATCATCAAACGAATGAAATATGTGCTCATCTTTAATGTTTAGTAATTTATACCAAGCAGTATAAGACCCCTTTGAAATATGTTGTGGTATTACGTGAATCATAATTGATTTAATTTCTGAAGAATGATATCTCCATAGTTTGTTTCTATCTTATTTTTAATAACCCTATTAATTTCAGTAAACCCAATATCAGCTGCATCCTTACCAGATGGGATAATATTTTTTATTTCAAATCCTTGTTTTTGAAAATACATTGTATAATATAGAGCTTGGTCTTGTGCATCGGTATCCAAAAGAATATTCAATTTACGAACCCCTCTTTCATATATACTATCCATTAATTTTTTAGGAATAAATTTTCCTAAGATTGGAATAGCGTTTCTCCTAACTGCCATTGCATCAAAAGCACCTTCACAAATAGTAATGGGTTCGTTCCAATTAATTTGGTTTTCAAACATAATTACATTTTTTGAAACAGGTGGGTTTTTATATTTGTATGGTTCATCATCAAATACGGAACGGGCAATAAAATAATTTAATTTATTGTTTATATCATATGATGGTATGATAATTCTACCTGAATATAATCCACCATCACAATATCCAATATTGTATTTAATAATATCCGAATCGCGTATTCCTCTTAATTTTGCGTAATGTTTTACCTTTTTGTATATTGGTTTAAAGCCAGTTGGGATTTCCATTAACGATTTAAATTCTTTTGGTAATCGTAATTCAATCTGGTCTTCCTCTATTTGGGATGATACGATATAATCATCGCCATATATCTCATATACCTTACGAAGTTTAGAAACATCGACTTGTAATTTTTTAAGCAATCCTTGTATTCTCTTACCCTTAGAATCACATACCCAACAATGCCATTGCTGTGTATCTAAATTTACTTGAAGTTTCTTTTTATGATGATGACAGAACGGACAATAATGAGCCTGTTCATTTCCTTTTAAGGATGAACCCGGTCCTAAGACATCATCTAAAATACTAACGATTGTTAATTTATCTGTATTTGATACCATATATTATAACGCTACTAATATAGTAAAGATACGAAATAAATCTGATATTTCCAAATTTATGTACGTTTATTATATTTGCATTAAGTCTAACAAAGATACAACAAATTTATGAGATTTCCAAATCTCTTTTGAAGAATTTTCCCATTAAATTTTCATTTAGGGATTTTTCATCTGCTAATACGTTGTTTGCAAATTGTTCTTGTAATTCGTAATATGTGAGGGCTTTCTTTGATTGACAAAAACGTAAAATTTCTTTGGTAATTGGTTCATTTATCCATGTTTTAACAACATTATTTGATGAACAATAATCTTGCCATTTCATTTCTTTGACAACTTTACGATTTCGTTTATACCCCTTTAATGGGGCTAGAGTTCTATGCGAGTATAAACTCTTTTTACCAATATAATATTGGCCAGTTATATTATGTGTTATTTTATAAATAAAACCAATTGTACCTTCAGGCATTTCAGATATTTCTGATATAACTTTTTCTTTATATATCCAATTCATAATTAAAATTTTGAAAATCGTCTTTATATTTAGTTCTAACCCAATCTTTTATCCAATCTTCTTTATATAAAGATTTATAATATTTGTGCTGATTTAAAGTTGGATGTCTTTCGTATATGGAATTTTTATTAAGGTGTGGTATTTTAGGAATTGGGTGACCTAATTTTTTAAATAGAAAATTTACATCGTTTGAAAAATTTTCATACCTACCTATAAAACTAATACTTCGTTTTTCAGTTTTATTATTATTTACAAAAAATGTTTGAGGATAATACAAAAAATTGTATTCAAAAATAGATTTAATAAAATCACCGAAATTTTTATCACATCCCATTCGCAATTCATGATGATACCATGATGCTAATCGCGTAAATGGGTTTCTTACAAATGTAAAAATAAAATAATCTTCGATATTACCAAATGCTGATAAATCATTATGGGTAGTTACAAATTCAGTACCTTTAATTGTTAGTAGAATTTCGTTAAGAGAATTACCACCAGTTTTAGGTATATGAAGAAACGCCCACTTTTCGGAATGGTTTACTAATAAAGCCAAACAAATTTATTTAAGGTTTAACAGTAGTAGAATACTTTGTATCTTTTAACTTACCACCTCTAGATTTTGCAAGTTTTGTCTCATCTACATTTGCCTTAAAAGATTTATTTTCAGAATAAGGAGTCTTATCTTTAGATTTATCTGCTAATTTAGCAAAATCAGAATTTTTATATAAGTCTAATATACTAGCCATAATTATATTTCCTATTGGTTAAATTATGCTCTTTTGATAAATCTAATAGATTCACCTTTTTGTTCTTTAAGAGCAGTTAATTGTTCAGCTTCAGTTGGATAATGAAAATAAGCAAATCCATCTCCATTAGTATGTTCTAACAACAATGTTATTGCTTCTTCTGATAAATTTGATTCTATAACTGCTTCGTTTGCATCTAATAAATTATACATAGTTTTTTCCTTTTATTATTCGTTTGTAATTTCTACTCTTTTTATAAATCTGATACTTTCAGAATGTTCTACTGATTTAAACTCATTTAATTGAGCTTCATCACCAGGATAAAAATAATAAGCCAATCCATCAGGTGAAAGGTCTCTATTTATTAATTCTGCTACTTTTTCTTCAGTAATGTTTGATTCAATGATATTATCATTTACATCAAGAATGTTAATTTGTGCCATAATTGTTTTTTGTTATATGCTTATAAATATCATTAAGTGTCAAAACGGACTAAAAAGTTAACATTATAATCCGGTAGATTTTTTATTGGTTTTGGTAATTTTGCAACAACTAATAGATTATCATCATCATCGTACAATCCAATCGTAGTGATATAAGTGGTTAAATAAGAACCAGTCGGGTCGGTTGATACATTTGTATAGTAATCCTCCCATGTACCATTAACTGAACCAATAGACCCGCTAAAAAACTCTTTTCGTGATATATCTAATACTTCTTTTATTTTTTTAGTTCCTGCAGGGAATGAATTATTTACTCCTGTTATTTCAAAATCATATGAACCACTAACTAACACATCAATAGCAGTTGGATTTTGTGAATAATTAAATTCTCCACTATTAGCCGAAATTAAAACTTCGGTTTCATATATTGTTTGAGTTGAACGATAATCTAATGAATATTCATTAAACATAATATCATCAGTAATCACAATTAAACCATCTTCATAAAATACATTACCGCGAGTTTTTAATTTTATATTACTATTTTCAAAATTTAATTCGGCGGTAAAGTTTATTTTATTATTTTCAAAATCAATAGAAATTATAAAATACTCATCAGTATCTCCATTATAAATTAACGTAGATGCACCATCATTTAAATCCATTGATATGACTTCAATGATATAATTATCAATCCCATCAGTAATAGTTAAATAACCAACTCCGTTATTGTCTAAATTTAAACTAACTAATGTATACGCGTTACCTATTTCTCTAATAACACCATAACCATCGTCAATTAAATCTAATCCTCCTGCAGATAATACAATACTTTGTTTTTTTATCGTTTCACCAAATTTATTTCTATCAATTGGTATAATTTGAAATGTATCCGGTAATACTCTTTGTGATTGTAATTCTGCTAAATTTTGTGATGAACCAAATGTGGTAAAAGCGTTACCTTCGGTTGAATAGTATTTACTTTTTAATGAATTATATAATGTATGAACAAAATATCCTTCACTTTTATCTGAGTTTTCATCAAATAGACCAGTTTCATTATACACCTTTATAATAGGATGTTCGCTTTCATTGGTATTCCAAAGTTTATATACTTTGAATGACCTTTTAGAAATATTTGATTTTGGTATTGATTTAAACATAGTGTATTCCTTACCTATATAAGTATTTTAATAACCAAAAACCCAACTTTTTAGGGTTGGGTTCTTTGAATATGTTATTTGAAGTCCAAATAATGTTTTAATTAGAAATCTAATTTAACTGCTATTAAAACTTCCTTATCAAAAGATTTTGCAATCGGTTGTGAAGTTTTAGCAACTGCTAACATTTCATTAGCATCGTTGTATAGACCAATTGTTGTGATATATGTTTTTGGGTCTCTTTCAAACGTTGATTCAACAAATGAACCATCCGCAGAACCGCTAGTAAATGTAGGGTTATTTGAGAAGTTGAATTCTCTATTTGTTGCTCTTACAAAATAATGAGAAGTTGAAACGTTTTCAGTTCTTCTTGCTTCAAAATCTGCTCCACCCTTAATTGCGTTATACAATAAGAATTGATTTTTACCTTCGTATGCAATACCACTATAAATTGATTTTCCACTAACCGAACCACTATCCTTTGATGAACCTATTTTTGCGTGAATAGCCGTAGGATTTAATACGATAAGACCTTGGTCTGGATAAAATAATCCAAATCCACGACCATTACTATCATATCTACCACCAATAGTTGCTTCAGCATCTTGTCCTAAATTTAAAGAACCAGATACAACGTAAAATAATCTACCTGCTTTACCAACAGTATCAGAGAATTTTTTACCACTATCATCAATAAATGTAGTTATACCATTTGAACCACTTAGGGATAATTCCCAATTACCGGCATCCATTGTTTCTTTATATCTAGCTCTTGCTACGTTAATAACATAGATATCGCTAGAATCGTGTAAACCTTCACCCGATGCGGAATCAAATGTAAAAAATTCATCAGTTTGGTCTAATAAAATGGAACGATATTGTGCATATGTTGCTTTTGTTGCTAAGGTTGAATCGTTATCAATATCTAATGATACTGAACCGCTTCCAAATTTATGACCATATGCAACTGCAAATTGAACATCGCTTGAACCTGATTTATATACATCTAAATAATAATTTGAACTTGCTGCTATTGCTTGAGTTGAAGATGTTGCATAAAAATTTAGTTGACCTTCATCGCCACTCCAAAGACCAGTAGTTACAACTTCTACCTTACCTGTAATTTGGTCGAATTCACCAAATCTTTTGTAAATTCCGGTTGTGATAGAACCACCTTGTGCAGCTAATTTATCACCACCTGTCACATATTGGTTTATAAGATTTGATAATTGCTCGGTAGTTATATTTCCATTACTAGCTTGCAAATACGCTGCTAATTCTGATGTTAAGTTTACTCCTGCTTGTCCTGTAATTTGTGCCATATTATTTTATTCTCCGTTTAAGCTATATAAGATACGGTCACAGGAATAGTTTGAGAACCACCTGTTTCGTTACCATATACTGTTATAGTTGTCTTAATAGTTTGTGTTGTATTTGGGTTAGGAATGAATGAGAACGTTAATCCTCTTTCTACTGCTGCCGTTGTTGTGATTTCATCGCCTAAGAATACCGGTATTGTACCCGTACCTGCTGCGATACCACTACCAACAATTGAACCTGCATTTTTATTTGCTAATACAATTGTATATCCTGACTGTCCGTTTCCACTTGGTGATGTTGTTGGAGTTAAAGATACCTGACCACTTCTTTGGTTTACTGAAATTGAAGGAACACCGAATTCTACTTTAGGAATTTTAGTTGTACCTTTTGGTAAAGTTACCAATTTATATTTTAGAACTTGAGTTTCATCAGGAGATGCTTCAGTTACAGGAATCGCTCTGATTGCTGCATCATAATAAGCAGAACCCTTTGGGTGTGCTGGTTCATAAAGTGTGTAATCAATCTCATCATCACCTAATGCGAATTTAGTAATGTTAAGACCTTCTCCAGATGCTAATTTTTCTCTACCTTTCTTAGTAAGAATTGCATCAACTGTGATTTCGGAATTATCTAAGTATGCCATAATTTTGTATTTTCTTTTTTACTTTCGTATATAAATATAAGTATTTAATAATTTTCATTAATCAACTACTAAAATTGGTTCTCCACTTCCTCTTCCTGTATCTGAAACTTTTAGTACATTAGGGTTAGTTGTGAATGTTTGAACCGGTGAACCACCTAAAATATTAGTTGTTGTAGTTTGTTTAGACCCGTTGAAATAACTATTTTGTAATCCGGTTGATAAATCACCAGTATTTCTATAATGAGTCGAAAAATATCCATTTAAAGGAGTTACTTCTACAATATTACCACCGACAGTTGGTGTTATACCATCCCAATCTAATATAGTAACTTTTGTTTTATAAAAAGTAGTCGGAACTAATTGTGTTCCTAAACTCTTATCAACACTTATATTTTCAGGTACATTTTTTGTATAACTTTCTTTTATTAAAAATACTTTATTTCTTTCTTTTATAAAATTACCCCAAACATCTCTATATGTTCTAATTACATTTCCATTAGAACCAAATAATCCGAATCCGGCAACAGATAACGAATCTTTATCTAATCCAATTTGAGTAAATTCGGTTTGGTCATATTCACCCGTTATCGAACCGGTTATAGTAGCATCTATTGGTGCAAAAATTCCACCCATTGTTTTGGATGAATCAGTTGTAATTGTTCCAAATACGTTTGTAGTACTAAATGTATCTACTTCTCCATTATAAGAATTATTAGTTGCAACTAAATTCAAATCCCCTTGTGTTTGTATTTCAACAGAGTATTGTGGATTTGTTACATTTAAATCAATTGCATTAGATGTAGAAATAAAAGCATTTATATTTTGGTATGATGCAAATTGGTTTGTAGTTTCATTTGTATCAATAGTAACTTCATGTTGAGCATTTACTGCTGATGGTTTATTCCATTTAACTTTACTTCTTTCTAAAATATGTGGTTCGATTAATAAACCAGATGAAACTTTTGCTCTTGCAGGAACTAATGATTCCAATGTTTCAAAAAGTGATTTATCAATATATCTTACCAATTGAATATATTCGTGAATATTTAAATTATATCTTTGGAAATAATAATTTCTTAAAGTAGTTAAATCTGAATATGAATCATTGTATTCATCCGCAGGATTGCCAATATAATCATCTATATTAAATTCACCCAAAGAACGTAGAATATCCATATTCACTTCTTTCATAGGTGAGAAAAATAATCCCAATCTATCCGTATCTATCGGTGCCTGGTCATATGATTTTTTAGTTGCTCTACTTTTATAGTTTAAATCACCAGATAGTGTTTGTGTTTCAAAGCGGAATTTATTTCCTACGGTCAATCCACTTGAAGGAACTTTTGCAGTTACTGTTCTTTCATATGGTATGTATTGATATGGATATGTTGTATTTGCAGTAAAATTAGAAGCACTTGCAAAATTTGAATATCCTTCATTAATAGAAACGTTTTTAATTGAACCTGATGGTATTGTTGTAGAACCGGCCGTTAAACTGATTGGATATTCAAAATCCAAACGGAATAATAAATCAACCGATGATGCCGAAATATGTGAACCATCTATTGCATCAGGCAATAGGGTATGGTTATCAATACGAGATTCTGATAATGGTGTTCTCCATAAACGGAATTCATCTAATGAACCGGTTAATCCTTCACCAACATATAATATAGAACCACTTTTCCAAGTAGTTGAACCAATTGGTAACGATAACGTAGCAATTGATTCATTTCTAATTCTTCCTTGAAATCCTTCTTTGAAATATAATTCAAATATATCGTTAGTAGAATTTGTTCTTTTATTTAAAACAATATTTGTATATGCATCATTGTAGAATGGTATATAATCAGTAGATACCGATTGCGTTACATTACTACCTGTAATTTTAAATTCTAATTTAGCAAGAGAACCTGTTCCTGGCACTAAATCCAATTTCCATTTATCGGTTCTTAATAAACTTTGAGTAACGCTATTTTGTAAAGTATTAATACTAAATTCAATTGCATTAGGAAAATCAGTACCATTGGTATCTGAATAATTTTTAAACGGAACTTGTAAGAATGAACCGGTTTCAAAATGTAAAGCACATGTTCTATCATCAAATGTAAATGTTGTAGTTGCATCGGATGATGGGTCTTGTGGTCCACCATATTCCATTATTGTTAACATGGATGATGGAACACCATAACAAGCCATTGCTGCACTTAATGCTCTTTTTGTACCTTTATGTTTTAATAGATATGGTAAGTTGTTTAATATTCGTCTCCATATTTGATGTTGACGAGATTTTCCACTTATTGAAGATGAAGATGAACCATCTGAATTTTTACCAAATGCATATTCCCATAGGTATTGAGATTGAACTCCCATATCGGCGTTCCAACCCAACGATTCTAACATATGATATATTAAATCATTACCAATACCATCTTCATATTTATGTTCTAATTTTTTAGATTGTGCAATTCCTTTTGTATATGACCATAAGGTATCAAAGTGTTGACCCATCATATTCAAAAATAAAACAAACTCAGCATTTTCAGCATCATTTGTAATATGTGCAGGAATATTATTTATTAATATATTTTTATTATTATAATCATATTGTTGTGCATCATCTATAATTCCATTATACCAATTGGTAACCGAAAAATCAGTAGATTGACTTACCGAAGAACCACCAGCTCCTGGATATGTTAATGTACCATCGGAGCCAGATGTTGTATATAGATATTTTTCAAATCCATCAAATCCTGCTTTAACTTTATTTTTACTTTCAACGTGTTTTTGTAATTCCAACGATGATGTTACTGAACCCGATGTGTATGATAAACTGCTTGATACAAAATTTATTTTAGTATCATAAAATTCAATTAATTCAACTTTATATAAAAAGTTTTTAACTCTTTCTTCTGCTGATGAATATTTTACAAAATTAGACCAAGCATAAGTTGAACCACTTTCATACTGAATATTTAAATTCTCTAATGAAAATTCGCTAGAACTTACATATGAGTTAATTAAATCAGTAGATGTGTTAGAACCACTTGAAATTAAATCATCTAATATTTGATATCCAATTTCATCACCAATTGTTACATTAAAATTTGGTTTTAATGGAGTACATTCACTTTTTAATTCATCAATAATAGTAACTTGTTCTATTATAGGAATTGATTGAATTTTAGATATCCATAATTGTTGGTTAGGTTGTATTTCACGAGGAAGTGGTTCATACAACTTTAAAACTAAAGATTTTTGTTCTTTTGTTTTTGTACGAGTTCCTGTTTCTGAGTTTGTTGCGTATTCTGAAAAAGTTTCAGTATCAACTCCCCAAGTTGCAATTAATTTATTATCACCATCACCTAAATGTATATAGTGAGTTAAAAATTTAGAAATTTCTTCTTCTAATATTTTTTGGTCTAAATTAATTTCAAACGCACTTCTAATATCGGCAATTACACTACCTCTTCGTAATTTTAAATCTCCTTTATCAAATAAAATTGAAATTCTTTCAATCTTACCTTCAGTTAATTCATCACCTTCTGCATTAAATGGAACTAATAAAATTTCAAATTGAACTTTATCAGTATCTTCATTAAATTGATTTTGTGCTTTCTTTAAAACCTCTTCTACATTCAATGTAATCAAACCTGCAGGTGATAATTTACCAATTGCATATTGTTTATCATACTTTGAAACATACATCTCAATGTAATTTGTATTAATTGATTGCCAACTAATATCAAAATCAACATTAAATCCTTTATAATCCGCACCTTTAATATTCTGCGGATAATTAATATGGGTAATATCTGGTCCTGGTAAATAATATTTATTAACTACATTAATTGTAATCTTTGTAGTTTGACCACTACCTGCTCTATCCGAACGAGGTTGTAAATAAATTACATAGTTACCAACTCCATTATAAAAATCGTTTTTAGATAAAACAATTGAACCATTTGGAGATAGTGTACGTTGAGTAGAGCCTAATGAATAGATAATCTCTGATGCGTTTGCACTATTATATGGTATATTTAAATTATCATTACCTGCTATATTAAATTCAAAAGATGTTCCTTCTGTTCGTAATGTAGGTGCATCTGCAGGCGGTATATTGTCATTTGATTTTTTAGATACCGAAACATTAACTATTACATTATCAATTCCTGGTTCTAATTTTAAATCTAATCTATCATACTTAACACTATTTCCTTTTGTAATTACTTCATACACAACTCCATGAGTTTGTGATGATAATCCATTTGAAGTAAATTGAATATAATTACCACCTGATGAATTGGGTGAAAAATCAAATTCATTTCTACCAGAAGTAACATTACCAGTTACACCATTTGATGCACGATATGATATTAAATCATTTTGATAAACATCACCATTTATTTGTATTTTTGCAACTGCTTCAGGAGTTGGTTCAACTGAAATTGCAGTTGTTTTTAAATCAAATTTTAATGATGTATTTAATACAGCAGTTACTTCTTCATTAGATTCTAATATATTTTGTTGAATCCAATTACCATCAATTAATTTTTCAATTATTAATTGGTAATAAGTAAAATATACTACATTTTCATATACTTTTGGTCTCTCTACTTTTTTTTGAATTACCGCATTTGGGTTTTGCGGGTCTTGTTCATAAGTGTACCCAACCACATCATCAAACGGAATTTCAACAGGAGTTTGTTTTTTATTTTCTTTTTTTAAAGTATAAATTTTATAAACATCCGAAGATTCTAATCCAGATTTTTGTAAAGTTATCTGCTTTGGAGTAAGTAATTCCTTTTCATTAAATCGTAATTCAGTAGGTGTAGTTTTTACATTTTGAATAACCCCATCTACCAATACATTACCATCTTGTGGATTGGATTGTATTCCAATTTCAATTACTAAATTTTGTGTATTATATACATTAGTTGGTGCGTATGTACACGTACCATCATTATATTGTGCGGTTGAATCGTAATTTGTAGCTTTTGGGTCAGTACATCCAAATTTTGGTGATTGTGGATTTCCTCCACCACCTCCACCTCCGCCGTATGTTACTCCACCATACCCACCATAGCCCATACCGTCTGGGTTGGTGTTCATTATGAAATCACTCTGTAATTGGTCGTTATTTGCTGCTGCTGACATTTATTATAATCCTCGTTTATATAAGTATGATTTTATCTATTACTTATAAAAAATTTTGTAATGATTGTGTATCGAATTGACCACCACCTCCGCCACCACCCATTGTGTTGCCGGTAAATCCACCACCTCCTCCTCCACCACTAGGTGTTACCGGTATGTATGGGCTTGGTTCACCATTACAAGGGCCAATTAAAGCAACCTGTATATATGGACCACTACTAATACTATTTTCAACAGCACATATTTCAACCGATTGTCCTGGTTGTAATGAACCTAAAGAAACTTGATTCCCGCTTGAATTTTTATAAAACACGGGAACAGATACTCCTCCTTGATTATAATTATTATTGTAATCATATCCATTATATCCATTGTATCCATACCCATTATATCCATTGTATGAATCATATCCATTATATCCGTATGGATTATATGTGTAATATGAACCATTGTAAACTCTATATAATGCAGTTTTTAGAACTTCTCTGATTTTTGGTACTTCTCTTACATCACCACTAAATGACTCGATTGTTTGGTATGTAATTGTCAATGAATCATATTCTCTACCAAATACATCAGTATTTTTATTACCATTTGCATCTGTAAATAATATACCACCATCAGATGACCAAACATAGAATGTTTTAGTAGTTGTTGGTGGTTTAGGTGGGTCTCCGGCTTTGGTTTCATATTTACAAGAACCATCATCTTCAACTGCAAATTTATTATAATTTAAAGCAGATGAATCCATACAACCTTTAATTTTTTCAATTGGAGTTGCTTCTGATATTGGATTATATTGACACGAACCATCTGATTCAGTTGCCAATGGATTGTAATTCTTAGCGTTTCTATCAGTACATCCTCTAACTACTCCTTGTTTATTACCAATACCACTAGCCTCATTTGTATTAGCACTAATTATTGATTTTAAAATCTGTTTTGTAGCATCTAATGTAATTTGTTCTTCCTTTGTTAATATATTATCTTCTTGTATATCTTGTTTAGGTAAGTAAAAACTTATAATTTGAATAAGGGAACTGATTACAAATTCTTTTATTTTAACTATTGATAATTCTATTGGTTTTGCAGTAGGGAGTGGTTTACCATAATTAAGAGATGTTATATTAGTATCTCTATTACCAACAAAATGTTTAGTAGTTTCAATTAATTTTTCTCTAATTGTATTTATAAAGTTTTCCCAATTTTGAATTTTAAATTCCGTTTGAATTAACTTTATGTATTGTTCACCCTCAGCAATAGTTCCCTTTTGCATTAAGAATGATTTTAAAATATTTTCTACTTTTAATGATTGTATAAATGGTTCTACAAAATAAATTGTATCATCTTTAAATTGACCATCTTTTAATAAAATATTTAATCTGATATCTAAATCTTCAATTGTATTTTCATTGATATCTTTTAATGGTAAAACTCTAATTTCCGTACGAGATGGTGATATTTCATGAATCCATAATTTATCTTTATCAACTGTTTCAGAACCAACTCTTCTATTTAATAGGGTTGTTTGAGTTTTAAATATACCATTAGAATATCCGGCATCTCTTACTAATTTTTCAGTATCAATAATATATTCTCTAGCACCATTTGTTTTTACATTAGATTTATTTTCACTAAAAATAAAATATTTTGTAATATTTACATCATCTAAAAAAATATATCTAACTAAATCTCCGTTGTCACCCTGTGGTAATAAATTATCACTAGAATCATACAACATAAATTCAATAGTATCGGCATCACCCATCCCAAAGTAAGATTTAGCAACTTCTTTTTCAAAAATTGCTCTATCTTTACTATCAACTTTGTAGCCTTTTTTATCTACTATTTCTTTGAATTGATTTATTGCCATGCTAGTATTTTTCTTTTACTCATTTGTTTATTATAAACATAATAACAATATTGTTTACCTACTTTATGAATTATCTTTCCTATCCAATTATCATTAGGTAAAACTCCAACTTCGTATGCCATATGTTCTGTCCACGGCTTTACCATTGTATAAATCCATTTTGTGTATTGTGGTTTTGCTTTCATAAACCCAACCACATTTTTAGCCCACATCATATATCCTAAAACTAATGATGGGTCTTTCTTATACATCATTTCACCATATAATTCATCCGCGTTCCAAATATGTTGAGGTAGGTAACCCTGATTATATAATTCATTACAGATGATTTTCTTTTTCTTTGTATTTGCTAATTCTGCACTTGTTTTTGCTGCATTTGCTGCTGCAGCTGCTGCCTGTGCTTGTGATGCTTCAATTTGTGCAGATGCTAATAGCTGTTGTGCATTTGTAACTTGATTTTGTAATTCAATTGCCCTTGCATTAGCACTTTCTAATTGCGAGGTTAAATTCTTTTGTAATTCATCAAAGGTTTGTTTCTCAGCTTGTAATCCTCTAAGTTGTGCTTCCAATGAAACTCTTTCAATACCTTCTTTGATACCCTTTGATAGTGCATTTTGAAAATCTTGAATTAGAGAAACATATTTTTCATTTGTAATTTGTGATTCGTTCTCTGCAGATGCTCTTAATAATCTTTCTACATCTATTTGAGTAGCAAGTGCATCGTTTGCAGTATTTAAAGTTTCAATCTCAGCTAAAGCATCACTCAATTGTTTACTTAAATCAGTATTTTTTCCTAATGATTGATTATATATTGTTTCTAATCTATCGTATGTTTTTTGAGGAACAACTTTTGGTTGTGGTTTAGCAGGTGCCGCTATTAATTCATCAACAACTACATTAACTGCTTTTTTTAATTGTTCTTCATTATACTTTGGTCTTTCAACATATCCAGAAGTTTCTCCATCAAAATCTTCAATAGTGGATTTGACATAAAAAGTATGATTACCTTGCTCATTTTGAGAGGTAATCACAGCAGAACCACTTGATATTAATTCTGAAACTCTAAATTCGTTTTGTAATGACATATATTATTTCTCTATTGTAAACGTTAAATCTTTATCTGAAAAATATTCTATTACACCATTTCTATCTATTTTTATTTCAACGTAATAACTTCTATTAGTTTCCCAATTCGTTAAATTTAATTTGAAATAATTTCCATTACTATTACAACTTACTTTTGTATAATCACTAAATGGGACAATAATCTCATCAGTAATCACATCTTTAATTTGATAATAAGTTGTAGATGGTAAGTATTTTATATCGTTATATGCAAATGTATTTGAATAAGTTTTAAGTGGATATTTTTCTCTAGCAAAAACTCCAATTTCAACAATACTTCCTACTTTATATTTTGTTTTTAATTTTTTAAATGTTACATGAATATCATCAGATGTTAATTCAGATAATGAACTTGTTATAAACGATTGGTCATTCCAACCAATTCTAACTTTTGGTTGATATATAGTATTTGTTTCCTTTGAGAAAAATTTTAATTGACCATAATCTTCATCATCTTTTTCAAATGCGGTTGAATGTTTTAATATCATACCTTCATTTGGTAAAGAACCAGATATCCACGAAGTAAACATAGATTTTACATTCATATTAATATCAGTACTTTGATAACTAAATGATTGAGATGCTGCAGAACCAGTATACCATACTCCACCCTTTCCATTATATGAACCGGTTACACTACCTGTAATATATAATTCATTTGTAATCCAATCTACCCCTACTTTTCTATGATTCCAAGTAACACCATCAGTTGATATTTCATCAAAACGAGTTCCGATTCCCATATCCCAACTCTGTGTGACAGGATGTGCATATATTGTATAATCTATTGGTATTTCGTTTGCTTCACATTCTTTAAGAATTAATTCTGCAGAACTCATAGTAACCGCACCACTAGCAAGAGATGCAGAAAAAGCAGTTGTTTCAAACTTTATTAGAGTATGAACAACATCTTTTGAATTTCCATAATAAGTTTTAGAAATTTCTAATATTTCATCTAAACCAGTATTTTGATTTGGTTGTTGTAAATAGATTGATGCATCTTTTGATGCTGTTAAAAAAGTATACATTAAATTACCTCCTTTTCATATTGCCATTTAAACCCACCTGCTGATGATATTTTATTAGAACAGCAACTTGATATATTTGCTCTATTTATACCTAATGTATTTCCTGCAAAATTCGCAGATTCCCACTTTTGTAAAAAATCTCCATTTTTAGTATATTGGATAATAGGTTTACTTACTTTATTTAATATACCAACCATTCCATACATAGGATTATTTTTTCCAGATTTATGGTTACTTATTTTTTGACGTGCTTCTTTTGTTTTGGCAGGATTTAATTCACCTATCATATCATATCGTTTTGTTCCATATAATGGGTGTAATTCTCCTTTAAATTTTCCTATCATTTTATTGCGTTGTTTTTCTTTTTGTTCTATCGGAACACATCTACCATAAGTATGAAATCCAACACCGGGTATATGATAATTTCTATTTAATGTATTGTTTATATATTTTTTTATTAATTTAATTTCATATAAATTTGCATCAGTTCTATCAACAAAATCAGATTTAATTATTTCCTTAACTAATCTATTAGAATCTGTTGGCACCCAACTGCAATAACTACCCATATATGAATCGGTAGATATATTATCACAACTCCTACTACCTATGTAGAATTCGTTTGTAATCGGGTCTATTATTTTATATACATAATGTTTCATTATACAACTCGGCCCTTTATATCTTTTGCTGGAAACTTAACTTCAAATATTGATGGGTCTAATGATGGGTACACCATTTTACCTTTTGTTGCTTCTGCAATGTTATATGAATTATTTGAATATTGACCTAAACATTTATTTACTATTTCACATTTTGGAACTGATTGAACCCCTTCTATTCCCGCTATTAATAATTCTAATTCACTTAGGTTAATTGCCATATTAAATGTCCAATCATCTATATTAAAGTAATTTGTAATTTCATCAATACATCTTACCAATACTTCTCTTTTATTATATCCACTATAAGTTCTAATTTCAAAATCAACACCAATGTTTATAATAAATCCATCCAATAAATTTACACCATCTGTTAACAAACGATATTCATTTAAATAAGTTTTAAGATTTTCTTTTAATGCCTGATTTGTTCCAATTTGTACTAAATTCTTATTAGAATCGTATCCTAAAATATATAAGTTAATTGCAAATGGATTATTTTTTTCATTAGTATTATTTTTCTTTCCTACTAAAAATTTATTAACCGCATCTTTAATTTCCATTTCACTCTTACCTTGTAAACTTGTTACAATACCTGTAAATTCACTTAGGGTATCGGGGTTTGCAAGAATAGATGATGGGGAGTTGTTATCCAATTCTCCATCAGGTGCACAATACGCTTTAGCAATACCACCATACTTTGCAGGAAGTGATAGGGCTCTTACTTGATAATCTTTACGAGTTACTGCTCGGTTTTGAGAACCAAATGTTGCCAGGGCGTTTTCTCTGATTTCATCAATAGTTTCTGCACCTCTTGCACCAGTTGCTGCCGTTTCATTTTCAACTGCAATTGAACCTTTAGCTACTTTGTATGCTGCCAACTCATCTCCACTAAGTGAAATTGTATCTTCATCAAATGATACGTTTGTTATTCTATTTAATTCACCTTTTGGTGTATTTGCCGAAATTCCACCACCTACTAAATACGAAACTGTAATAGTAGTGTTAGCAGGTGCCTGACCATAACTTCTTGTTTTCAAAAAGTTTGCAGGGTCAAATGATGCACCCAAACTATCTATTGATGAATTTAATCCCAATCCTACATTTTTGAAATTTGGTATAAGAGTTTCATCAGATGAAGTAGAATTACCACCTCCAAATACAAGTGTTGTAGTATTATCTGAATTTACTTTTGTTACAAATCTACGAGAAGTTTTTATTAACTTCAAAATATTTGGAACTGAATCTTTAAATTGAACTAAATCCTTATCAGTTTGAGTTGATACTGGATAATCAATAAATACCATCTCTTGTGCAAGATATGGAACTTCGTACCACTTATTTCCATTAGAATCTCTTACATCATATATTTGAATTACATTTGTTTCTGCTAAATCTATTTTTGAAAATTCTTGTGCAGTTCCAAATGTAATATCTATTGTTTTTAATTCTGCAGATATTGCATTAACATACTTTTTAACCAAATAAAAGGTTGGTTCGTTATCAGTATCTTTTCTATATATTGTAATCTCTCTCTCATCATCAACACTAAAATCTAATAATTCAGTTGTTCTAAACAATGTTCCGGTTGTATTTGCTTCTACTACCATTCCCTCTTTAATTCTAAGGAAATAATCAGAATCAGGTCTATTATTTACACCTCTACCGGTTGCAGGAACTAATTGATAAACTGATAATCTTACTAACGCAGGTGATGTTACTTTTGGTTTATATCCTAAATATTGTGCAAGTGCGATAACATTTTCTTTATCCTCTGCATATAACATTAAGGATTCTTTTAACGTATCATCTATATAATATCCCAAAACATCACCAATATACGATGCCATTTCTATGAACATCATACCCGGTGAGGTTTCATTAAAATCAGAATATGTTTGTGGGAAATAAGTTTTTGCGTACTCAATTAAGTTTTGACGGAAACCGGCAAAATCTTTATTAAGATATTTTATATCTCTACCTTGATTACTTTTTCTTGTTATACTATTTAATGCCATTATTATTATCCCCTAACTGTAAAAGTTATTTCTTGTGTTTCAATTGTATTTCCGACCGTAAACTGAATTGTCATATGTGCTGTGTGGTTATCCTTCATAGCATCAGTCATTTCTACATCAATTTGTTCAATATTAATATATGGTAACCAATAACTGACAGTTTGTGTAATTACATCTTGTAATTGCGATTCAAACGTATCATCCATTGGTTCAAACAAAAGTGATTGTAACCCCGTACCAAACTCTGGTTGCATTACTCTTTCACCTTTTGCAGTTAATAGTAAATTTTTTAAATTTGCTTTTGCTTGTTCGAAAGATGTAAAGGCTTGCTCGAAATAACCAGTATTACCCTTTTTAATGGGTAAAGTTATCCCATACGCATAAGAATCAAATTCTTGCGTATCCTTTACAATTTTACTACCAAGTACATAAGCCATATTATTTCTTAAACCTCTTAACTAATTCCGAATTATCTCTATTTAAAATTCTGTCTAATCCAGCCAATCCAGTCGTAACACCTAACCCACCTTTTCTAGCACCACTTCCTGCCATATCACCATAACCCATTTTAGAAGCCATTTGACTTCTTATCGCATCAATTCCACCTTGTGCTCCACCTCCATATGATATTGTTTCATCTATATCAGGTTCGGCATCCATATAATTTGGAATGTGTGAATTTGAGTAACCTTCATTTATTGGTTGTTCTATTTGGTAATTATCTAAAATAGATGAACCACCCCCCACTTGTCCTGCACTTCTTTGTGCAGCAGTAAATGGTTTTGTTTGATTTAATATTTCATTTATGGTTGAATTTCTACTCAATTGTTTTGTTGGTTGAACTTGTCTTACTTCTTCTTTAATAGTAGTAGGAGTTGTTCTATCTTTTTCTAATAATAGAGTTGCCAATTCAAACGGGTCAACTTCTTCCAAAATATCCTTTTTAGGTTTTGGAGCAGAAGTTTCGTTCAATAACTTACTGACTTCCTCTTTAATCATTTTAGGAAGCTGTTTTTTAATTTCTTGTTCTACAACTAATTTTATTAGTTGTGCTAATTTTTTAGAATCCATTTTCAAAATATTTGTTAACTTAGTATAAATATATGTTTTGAGTATTTTGCATTTTTATAAAGGAGTTTAACCTAAATTATCTTATGCTTTATTATTTTTTTGAGATTGTACTGCAGCTTTACCATTTTCGTTCAATCTCCACATAGCAATAGTTGTATTATCGACATGATTGGCTTGAATTACGTTTTGAGTAAAATCACTAACCCATTTCCAACCCGTCCAAACCTGAATATGACCATATGGTTTATCATCTAAATATCCCATAACAACTATATCACCCACTTGCCACATTGCAGGATTTTTAGTGTAAACTGAATTTACTCTAACCTTATCGTTATAATAAACTTTACCACCAATGTTTACTGCAAAAGAGGAACGACCTCCACCAGTAGATGGATTTTTGAATGAAAACCAATCAGCGTTACCAGTAAGTTTACCCAATCCACTTATACCTGTTAACGCAACCACAACTGATTGAGTACCTTGTGGACATAATCCATGCACACCTTTGATGTAACCACTTCTTAAATTTCCATAATTAACTCTTGGGTTTTTACCCAACTTAGGTGCCCATGCTCCTGCAATTTTTAATAACTCATCTAAATTTTTATATCCACTCTTTAAATCAGTATCGGTCGTAAGTGGTTTAAGAATTCCCTGGTCATAAAGTGCTTGGTCAATCTTTTCTGCAGTAGAATTATCTAATTGAGATACCCTTGCACTACCACCTTCTAAATCATCTTCTACATACGGGTCTTCAAAAATCTTTTTACTAATTTTTTTAACATCTGGGTTTATTATATCTTGTACCGCAGGGTCATTCTTATCCAACCCAGCTTTTGCCCAATCTATCTTATCATATAATGCTTTGTTATCATCAATTTGTTGATTGGCATCAATCGGTGGATTTGGTGGAGTTGCTGTAGCAGGTGGAATAGTATAACCTACAAATGGAACTGCACCCGGTCCTGGTGTTAATAAGGGTGGATATAATGATGTAGTTAAAAACATTCCCTGAATTGTGGGCAGATGAGTTTGAATTGATGCAATCAATTGGTCTAAAAATACTGAAGAATCATCTGTTGGTTTTGCCATTTTATTTAACTATACTATAATTTTATTTTTTATCCATACAATTTGGTGGAATTACAAAACCAGAAATAGTTGATACTCTTGGAGTTTTTACAAAACATCCACACCCATTTCTATTGAATCCACCACCACCAGTATTTCCTTCTATTGTAGTTATTTTACCATCTTTTGATATTGCTGCTACAACTCCGATATGATGTTCTTTACCTTCCGGTCCATACAAAGCAGCTGCTCCTATTTTTGGAGTTTTACTATATGTACCATTTTTTTTACCCCAACTAGCCCAATTCTTACATGATGCAGCACCAGGAGGTGTTTTTAACCCCGCAGACTTCCACCAAGCAGTTACTGCAGATGCACACCAATAATATCCCTCACCTGTTGCTCGGACCTGTCCTTGATTATCTAAACCCGCTAATTGAACCATTATATCAATACGACCAGGTTTACCCGGTGGGGTTTCTCCTCCCGATTGGTTTCCACCATAATTCAATCCAGCACCACCATTTGCTTTCGTACCTGTTTCTAAAATACCAACATCCTTTTTAGCAAATTCAACTACCTTTAATCCAATAGGACATGAAGTATCAACATTACCATCAATTTTAACAGGAGTTGAATTTATAGGTTCGTTTGATTCTACCGAACTTGCCTGTTTTGTATCAATTTCTTTTTGTGTTTTTTCAATATATTCTCTAGCACCATCACGTTGTTCTTCCGTTGCGTTTGGATGATTCAATGTTTCGGTTGCCTTTTTAACTTCTTCTTTTTTTACTGCAATATCTTCATCTGATAATTCGTAACTATCTTCAAATACCTTTCCAGCAGGTGCAGTAGCGGCATCTGTTGGTTTTATTAATGCAGGTTCTAAACTTTGTATATCAGTTGGTTGCCAAGTTCCAGGATTTGTAATCATACTACTAACTGTTGCAATATTCACAACCGCACCCGGTGATGGTATAATTGGAGGTGGAACTTGACTCATTGTAGCACCTGTCCAATATGCAATAAATGCAGGACCCATATTTGTTATGATGGGATGTTCACCGGATGGTTGTTGAAATGCAGTTGCAAGAATTCCATTTAAGGTTGCTTCCATTAATTCAGTATTACCTTTTGAAACTGTAATACTATTGACAGAATCAAATCCACGTTTGACTGCCATATCATATTCTAATGTGAGTTTTTTTGCAAAATCACCATAGGAACTAATTCCTTCTTGGTTTTGCATATAACTCAACATATTTTGTTTGAATGTTTCTAATGACATTTTATTCCGTATAGTTTAAAGTTGATTTGAATTTTTCCAATCTACCTTTAATATCGTTAAATGTACCCCTATTTTCAGGACCAGTTGCAGTTGGGCCGGATGGTGTTTTAAATACCTGTGCATTAATAGCATCAATAAGTTCTTCTAATAATCCTTGTAAAGTTTGGCCTCTTACTAATGGTTCAGCATCGCTTTCGGTATTAAGATATATTTGTCCTTTACCACCTAAGATGTAAGTATTGTTATCATTTGTAGTAACCCTAACATCACCATTAAAATCTAAATCTGCTCCAGCTTTACCATTATCAATTGACATTTTACCATCTGATATAAATCCCCAATTTCCTTTTGAATAGAAAATCATTTCTTTAGATTTGGCAGACAATATAATTCTTTCGGAGTTTAGTAATAATTGGTCATTACCCTTTAATTCAGCTGGATATGATTCAAAGTGCGTTGGTTTTGTTTCAAAATTTGAAGAACCCCCATCATCTATAATACCCGGTTGGAAATTTAATTTATAATCACCAGATGTAATTGCAATAGTTGTACCATCTTTATTTACATCTTCTTCGGTCAATTCACCCTTTTTAAGTTTACTAAGTGATTCACTATTTTGTCTATTTCTTAAAATAATCGTAGGTGCAAATTTTCTATCTTCACCATCTCCATTATTGTATCCACTAAAACGAATTGATTGTCCAAAACGAGATTGTATTATTTTATCACCTTCATATAACTTTAAAGGATTTACTTGTTGTTCTTTAAAGTATTTCCCAATTTCAGTTTTTCTATCATCAGTTCCACCCCCACCTGCCGGAGTACCTGTAGCGTTTGCAGTACTTAATTCACCTACATTAGAACCTCCTGCTGGTTGTGTTTGTGGATATGTTTTTACA